TTTTGTTGCCATAAAGTCAGCCGTTGCTGCTATGTCACCCTGACGAATAGCTTTAGCCAAATCAATTTGTGCTTGTTGTGCCTTTTCAATACCTCTTTGACCAACATATTGATTGGCTAAACCAGCAAGATTTTGGAATATGCTAGGGGCTACATAACGACCACTAATCATCTGACCTTGTGGTTGTTGCATACCTTGTTGCATAAGCATTTCAGCCATCTTTTGCTGGCGTAAAATCTGTTGCTGTTGCATCATTTGTTCAGGGGATAAAGTTCCAATATCATCCAAGTGCCGCGTGTTGCATAGCTTGCTGTTGCCCAATATTTTGATATACAGGTTGTAACCCGCTTAAATCTTGCATGGGAAGTGATCTTAGGATGTAAGGATTCATAGTTTTCCGTAATCTACGGCTTTATAGCCGTTATCAAGGGTTATTACAGCATTGGGATACATAGCCTCAACTTCGTGTGCCATCACGCCTGTGTGCGTTCCATGACCTGCTAATGGGTGATCCTTAAATTCATCTTTGTATTCGTATGTATATACGGGTAAACCATTAGGTAGCCAGCCAATTGCCTTAATGTTTTCTTTGGTACGAATATCAGACATTAGTGCCGCACCACCAAGACTAAACAAACCTTGAGTCATTGCGTTGTTAGCGGCATTCTGAGCATTGGATGCGGCTAACTGGGCGTTGTAACCCATTTGTGTTGCACCTAAAATATCAGGGCCAGCAGTATTAGCTTGCATTGCAGGGTTTACAAAAGATGGCCCTTGAACCTGTGATCCTGTTCGTACTGCGTTTAGGGTATTTAATGGTTCATTACGCAAATATGCTTGTTCTTGTAGAGCTTGACCTCTAGCTTGTTGACCTACGCCAAAACCTTGAGTAGTTGCCCCTAACAGTAAGTCATTTTCACGCTGGGCTTGGGATTGCATAGCTCGGTCATAGGCTTCAGAGCCAATATCAATTCCACGATTAGCTAAGTCTTGTGCTAGTTGTTGCCGCCCTTGTTGTAGTTGTGGGGCAAGTCGTTGCATATACGCATCTTGATAGCTTTGGCTAGGGTTAAACCCTGTAGATGGTAGTCTGCTTGTATCAAACGGGGTGTCAAGCATTTTGCTGACATATCCCAAACCTTTGCCTGACAATTCACCAAGACCTAGACTAGCTTTGTTTTGGTAATCTAAAAGCTGTTGCTGGGCGGGAGCAAGGGCTTGTGTAGCCTTCCACATAGGATTGCCAAACTTATCTTCACCCGAAACTTCGTACTCAAGCGATCCATAGGGCGTGTATTGACTGACACGATTAGCCGCAATATTAGCCCGTGCCGCATCTAAGTTACCCGATGCAGTTTCTTTAGCCGCCCCTACATAATCAGGTGCTGGTGGCGCAGAAGCCGACTTTCCCATATCTTTCTCCTAAAAATCTACATTTGTCTTTTGACATTACAAAAAACAACAAATCTCCAGTAGGAAAAACATCAAGTAATCGTGCTTGTTCCTCAAACCCCAATTTCTTGACAAACTCTATTGACTTGTCGTTACTACTAACCACGGGGCAAACAATCTTATCTACCCCCAATTGTACAAAAGGATAATCAAAAATGGTAGATAAGTATTGCCGATTTAACCCTTTTTCAAGATATATATGGCAAGTTACCGATTTTTGGTTAAAGTCCTCATACCACACTACTGATTCTATTTGATCCGTTACCCAACCAATTGTGCTGGAATTTTCGGGTGTCCATACCATGTTTAACTTTTGGGCGATAAATGGCCCTAACAAGTCTTTATCAAAACATAGCACTAAATGACTCCACCCTTCTCCATAACATAGTCGGTACTAGCCCAATGGAACTCTATCCCTTGGCTTGCCACATTCATACTAACTGACCCCGCATAGCCTAATCCTGTCACGCCCTGCCATGTCTTTGTGGTCACTAAACCACCGCCCCAATTAGCGTTATCCCATACATCTAAATCCCATTCACCAGTAAGTAAGATGGCGGGGTTAAAGGATATTTGGTTAGTCAATTCGACTGTTTCGTAATCGGTGCTTAGACCGCATAGAACGGTCGGTAAGCCGTTATCTGTCTGTAGGATAGGGCGTACCATTGTGAAGCGTTTTTGTTGCCCCCTAGACTCAAAATAAGAGTAGGCTTGCTGTACAAAACCTTTGATGTTTGTGCCTGCATCGGCAAATGTGTCGTAAAAACGAGCTACAAAGCCAGTTCCACCAAAATACATATCCTCATTGCTCATTTCCCAACAATTAGCATTAATATTGGTAAACCTACACCATGACTTTGTAATGTTGTGCATTACATATTGCTCAGTATTACTTGTTACGGGAACATTGAGAATCAGCATATTGTATTTGGCTAGGTAGTTAATTTGCCAGCCAAAATTGCTTGAATAATCGTCTGTTGCTTGGCTAATAGCGTAGAAAATCTTATCGGTAATATTGACTCTAGGGTCTAAACGGGTCGATTGAAGTCCTGCGGATAGGGGAACTAAGCCTTGCTGGGTCAATAATAGGATGTCACCACCATATTTAAAGACGCATTTACGGGCAAAGGTAGAACCTATGTTCCAAATACCAATTAAAGCCCAATCCGTTGGGTCAGATGGGTTAGAACCTTTGTAAACAGCGACTTCTCCGTTACTTGTGACGAATACGGCTAGGTCATCGACCCCGTAACCAGCGTCAATAGTCCAAGTTCCCATTGCTTGTAGGTATCCACCATTTTTAAAGATGCCACCTAACGGGAATTTAGTAACCGCCCCGTTAATTGAGTCTACAGGCAAATACCAAAAATTAAGGGAATCTTCCTCAACAAAGTAAAGACGCTCTTTAAACAAGTTGACATACGCAAATGTATTAGAGTTTTTACCTGTAATGTAGTAATCAATCGTGTAAGTACCCATTACAGTTGCATTACCGCTTGGGGCGGTTGCCATTGTGTAAGTAAAAGTTGTCGCATTTGTGACTGTAATGCGGTAAGTTCCGTTAAATTCTGCGGGTGTTGCACCTGCTACTGTTATGGTGTTACCTGTGACTAGACTATGTGCGCTGGCAGTTACTAAGGTAGCGGTTAGGTTACCCGTTCCACCCCTAGTAATGCTAGAAATAGTCTGTGCGGTGCTTGTCGTAGCCGACCTAGACCACCTAGTACCATCATAAACAACCATCGGATCAACATTGTTGACAGCAGGCATAAAAGACCCACCCGCAGTCGTAATCATGGAATGTATCCACTTACCATTGGTGTTCCCTGTAAGGCTAGAGGTAGCCGTAGAGGTACTAGCATCATAAATAATCGTAGCCGTTGCCGCAAACAGCTTAGTAGTCGTTGGGCTGGCGTAACTCATTAGGGATAAAACAGCCCCAGCAATGCCTGTAGAGGTCTTGGTATAGCCTTTTCTAAGGGTTACATCTGTAGGCGTAGGAAAGAAGTTAACCATCTGAACCGCATCTAAGGGGTTCATTTCAGCAAGCGAATCCCTAGCGTTCCACCCACCAATCGGGGCGGCAACAGAAGAAGTGGTAGCCGTAAACCTTTTAGCAACCGCCATGATTAAGACCCATAGCCAGTATCGGGAATGTTTGCCCAACCAATTAACACGGCACTTGGCATAGGTGCAAAGGATAGGGTTGCTGATCCTTTATCGTTAGCCTTGGCAACGCTCAAATAACGGCTATAGTCTTGTTGCAATGCAGTAGTATCAAATGACTTAATTTGGAAATATTTGAGTTTAGTCAGCAAAACAATAATTGCGTCATCTAATACGGATGTATCGGTATCGACTGTAAAGCTATTCTTAACAGCATTAGCAGCACTTCTAACCCAGCCCTTAGAACGGTATTCAAAACCTAAATATTCTAGGGTATTGTAAGGCGGCCAAATTTCAAACTGATTACCCAAGATTCTCCAACGCACCCGTGGGCCTGTTGAAATATAACCCGACTTTAGCCATTGCCATTGTTGGGCATCGACTGGGCCAAGCATCTGCCAATGTTTAGTTTTATCCCAATGGGTGTTATCGGTAATGGTTTCGTAATCAGGTGGCAAAGGGTAAATGGTCTTGCTAAAAGTAACTGTACCGCCTACAGATGTAGCTGAAGATAATTGGCTACTATTTAAACTAGTTGAAGTAAGAACTGTATCAACATAAGTATCTTGGGGAACGCTTGTACCAACGATGGAATAAGTATTGTCCAAACCTGCGGTACTAGGAATATTGCTTAATAAATAGCTATTATTCGTTGTATCGCAGGTTGTGGTAATTGCTGTGGTGTAAAACCTATATTCCAACTCCAATGCTTGCCAATTGTGTTCCTTAATTAAGTCATACCCTGCACGGTTCATTAACGCAAGAACTTGTTGAACATCTTGGCTAGTGTTACCTTGAACATAGGTGGGTATGGCTAAGTTAAGTTCAGCAGTAACTTGCTGGACTAATTGGAGCATTGTTGATGACATATTAGGCTTCCTCTGTGGCTACCGTTTTCTGTTTACGGGGTTTCTTTTCACCAACAGCAGCAAGTATAGTAGCCATTTGCTCTTGCATTAAGGCTAACTTCGCATCTGTTTCTGCTTTTATTTTAGCAGTTTCTAGTTCCTTTTTGGCAAGTTCTTCTTTTAAAGCGTTAATTTCATGCTCACGCTTGTCGGTTTCTGCTGAACTTGTTGCTAGATTTAAAAATGCCTTTGCCTTGTCACGAAACGCATAAGGTGACATTCCTGCAATCATTCCCATGCGCTGTAACTGTTGATCTGAAGCGTTTGCAATAGATTCTACCGTTTGGAACTTAATTGCCCTTAATTCTTCAGCTTGGCTTTTTGATACTAAAGGCCATTCTGCTACAGGCGTTCCTACTAATTCCTCATCGTGCGCTCCTTGTCTATTCATGTAATTAGCATATTGAATAGGAAAGCGGGTCTTATGGTTTTGTAACGCATAAGTGTCGATTTCGGTTAGGGTATCGCCAGCAACGCAGATTTGTACAAAATCAAAGTCTTTGAAGATTGGTCTGCCAGCGTCTATGGATTCTTGTTCTTGTTGTACGGATTTCTTGTAAAAGCGTACTTGCAATCGAGCATCTGCTCCTTGTGTATCTGAAGGTAAAGCCATTTTTAATTCTCCTAAGGTATTAGGTTGTTAAAAGGAAAAAGGGGCTACCAATAAAGGTAACCCCCTGTTTTTACTACAAAATGCTATTAAACACTAGCTTTGCTAAACCAACCGTAATCGCCTGATGCCATAGAAGCACCTGACAAGTATGTACCTGCACCCAAGGTAGCTTGGAATGTAGATGCGTTGATTACGCAAGTAGCGGTTGAAGCCGCAATTGCAACACCAGCTTGGGCAAACACATAGCGGAAACCATCTGCGCCAAAAGTTTGCAGACCGAGTGGGCCAATAGTTGGAATTGCTGTGCCAGCGGAATTTAGGTTAGTGTAAGCATTTTCACCTAAATCTACGCCAGCGATGGGGAGAGTTGAATATGACATGATAATTTTCCTTTAATTAGTCAGTTGATTAAGTGCCTGTCAAGATACCTTGGAGTGAAGCATTAGAGCAAGTTAAGTTACCTGCCCAGCCATACAGCTTCACGATTGCATCTTGGTTAATCGATTGACGCTCACCACCGATAGGAACGAAATTACGCTCTTTGTGTGGGCGGAAGAAGATGTAATCGGTGTTCAAGAGGTACATATACAATGCGTTTTCTTGTGCGCCAATACCACCACCTAATACCACATCAGCAGACATACCGCCACCGTAGAACTTGAGGGATGCAAAACCTGCTGCACCTTCGTCTACACCAGCAATACGCTGGATAGCCTGAAGCGACTCAACATAGCGTGAATACAAAGTGTTACCAGCAATAATAAGGTCAACCTTATCATTACCACGAACAGATTTGATAGCGGCAGTAGTCATAGCAGCTTGGATCAATGCAGCGGAGTTAGCACCAGTAGTTGCTTGGTTACGCCAAAAAGTCCAGTTTGCACGGTTAATACCACCGTATGTACCAGTTGTAGGTGAAGTGCTGATAGCAGCGGCTAGACCTGTAATATTCTTACCGCCATTACCTGTTCCGTCACCATACAAGTCACCTGAAATGCGGTTCAACAGACGGGCTTCAGAAACTTGCATACGACCATCTAACAGGTCGATGATTGCTTCTTTGCTGCTGTTTTGTAGCATTTCTAGACCACTCATGGTTACTGAGTCAGCGTACTGCGTAATGCTGAACTGAGCAGCCGAGATTGGGCTATCAGGAGTGATGTTCAAGACTTCGTAACCGCTATAGCTATTAGCATTGTTGGTTGATGGGTCGTTGTACATGATTTCTTCCAAGATCACATTACCACCCGAAAATGGGCGAACATTACCTTTGGAGTTCAATCGTTGAAGAATTGCGTTGTTTTCTGTTAAGTTATCTGCTAATACTCCACTACGACTTTGAATGGTGGTAGCGATAATATCGGTGATTGCGCTATTTGCGAATGCCATGATATTTCCTTTATTAAGTTAAGTTAAACCCGACCACCCTCAACATCGGCTAAATTAGCCATCAGTAAGGATCGTCTATCCTTTGCATCTGTGCTTTTCACTTGACCGCTAGGAGTAACGGATCGTGGACTAACAGCAGTTGCTTTAGCTTTAGCTACTTGCTGTGCCTTAGATGCTTGTGAACCTGCTGATCTCAGGAGTTTATCCTGCTCTAGCTTGAACGCTTCATCATTCATACGCACCGCTTTGGCATAAGCCGTTTCAAGGTCTTGGGCTATACCTCTCTCAAGTAATTGAGCCATATCTTCCCGTACCATGTCAAAGTGAGGAAACCTCTCTTTGTTGCTACTTACCCGACTGATTTCATTACTCAATCGAGCATTTTCTTCTTGCTCCCGAATCGCTGACAGTTGTTGCACCTGCTGTTGTGTTGCTTGTAGCTGTTGCATTAACTGCTGTTGATACGGGTCTACATACGCCTGTTCAGGCATCTGAAGTGCATCTTGATTTAATTGTATTCCATAATCTTGTGCAAGTCTATTAAAGGCATTTATCTTCTGTTCGTATGTTCCATTAGCCAGCGTGTAATGCGCCCGACCTAGACTTTGTATCCAAGTGACAGGGTGAATGCCATGCTTTTGTAGTTCAGGAACGAATGGGCCAATTGCTTCGGTTAATTGCCGTGCATTGTCGGCTTCTGCTTTGTAAGCAGATACGCCCTTTTTGTACTCGGATTCACGCTGGTTAGCATATTCAGCAAACTTAGCAAACTCCGCTTTATCTAAAGGCTTGCCCTCTTGCATTTTGTTCCATACCTCTACATACTCTTTTTTCCAAGTAGTAGGGCGTTTTATTTCGGGTTCTTCATTAACATCACTAGCTTCTGCAACCAGTTCAGGTTCTTGATCGGTATCGTCTTGGTTATCGGGTTCTTCCTGCTTACTTTTGAAGCGACCTTTTTCGTCACGGTTTTCTTCGCTATGGGTTTCTTCGGCTTGGATTGGATCGTCATTTACTTCAATCTCCTTTTCAATAGGTGCTTCAAGTGTGCCTTCTTCGGCTTGCTCTAATGCGGCTTCTAGTAACTCTCTGCGGTCATCTGACATGGTTTTCCCTATCTATAGTTAAGTTTTGAATACGCTATTTCAGCAATCTGCCGTTTACGGGCTTCTTGGTCTTTGCGGCTAATTTCAGGTGCTTTTTGCTGCATTGGCACAGCATCGCCTATTTCCACGCAGTTATTACGCTTTAGGTTCTCACGGTGTGCGGATCGGCTACCTACCCATGTACCGTCAGCCATGCTTATGTGACCTTGTATGTCAGGCATCACCATAGGGGCTACCCTAGACTTCATGGCTACCTTGTCCTGCCAAGATGCTTTGGCGGCTTCTAAACCAATGGTAGGTGTCCACCATTCTAAGAAGAATTCCTCATCAGTTTGCTTAACTTCAACATGATTTTCTTGGGAATATCCACAATTCGGGCAAATCATTACATTCTCCTTATAAGTTCAGGTAGTTGATCGTATTCATTGGGTCTTAACAAGCAAATACTGTCATACCAACGGGCATTTTTCCACCGCCAGCATACAAATTCTTCTTTTGGCAACAAAACAACGCATTTAACCCCCAAAGCACCAGCAAGATGGGCTGTTCCCGTGTCTACGGTTACGATTCCCTTCATTGCTTTCATGTGGGATGCGGTTTGTACCCAGTTTTTCTTCCAACCATCGTTGGGAAGTGGGTGAAATAGACCATCAGAGTTGGGATTTAGGCTATAAGCGTCATCCCCAACCATTTCAGCCATATGCTCATTGGCAATAGACTTGATGTAATACAAGGTTTGCTTAGATGCTTCCCAATTTACCCCAATCTTAGGCGGTATATTGCTAGGAATAGCGTGTAAATAGCCTTCTGAACCTACAATTTTCTTGCGTGTTACAGGAAACATCGCCTTAACGATGGGATGCTGTAGCGAAATGTAGTACGGGAGCGACATTGAACCAATCCAATAATCAGATTCAATAGCAGCACCTTGCGTTAAATCGTTGCTAAACACATCTACAGCGTGGATTTGACCTAAAAGGTGGTGCAATGTACCTTCTTGCAAAACAACGACCCTAGACGCTCCTAAAGCCTTTAAAGCAGGTAAGAATCGGGCAAACATAATAATGTCACCAAAGCCTTGCTCCATCTGTA